GTAAGACCTACTACTGAGTAATAGATCGCTACCGCGGATATTGTTAAGCCAGTTAGGAGTAGTAACCAAGCTAGTATCATCAGATGCCTTATTCTGCTGTTCCTGATTCGTCTGTTGTTACAAGTTCGGTGCCGTCGATTAGTGCAACTGTAACATCTGCTAAGACGTTAGAAGCAGTATCAGGAGCGGCAACTGTAATTGATAACATGTTGTCAGTGCCTGCTGTTCCATTGTATACACGAACGTTTGCTGTTGTAGCATCGCGAACACCACGGACAACTAATTCTTCTAAACCTAGTAGTGTTGTTGTAATTGCTACACTACCTGCGTTGTTGTAAGAACCAGACTCTGCATAAACTGCTGCTCTAATGCTGTTGGTTAAATCTTGTGGGCGTTCATATTTTACAGTAAATGCTAAACTTGTTGCTTGACTATCGCCAGTTGTTTGGCCGCCGACTTCAATGTCTAGAATCTGACAATCACCTACACCACTTAGTCTGTTTACAATGTTGCGGAAACGCATATTTCCGCGAGCACGGTCTTGACCTAGTGATAGTGTGGTTGGCTTTGCTGAAATTTGGTTAACACCGTTACCCACGTTGTCTGAGCTGGTTGGTGTAACTGCACCGCCTGTATTACCTGTTTCTGTTGGATAGCCAGACATGTCAATAACGACACGGTAAAAGCCTGGGCTTAATTGGTTTGTATCTTGTACGAATCCTGATGGCATTTTGATGCTCCTTAATATCTAATATTTATCGTTATTTTACTTGAAAACAATCAATGCCAACAAGCCGGCTTGGACAAAGAATCCAAAGCCAATGGTTACAATATTAAGCAAATCCTTCTGGATTGTTGCTTTAATAAAGAATAAAAACAGCCCTAACCAACTGAAAAGCACCATGTCAACTGGTGGCATTTTTTCAGTTAGTCCTGTAAGCACAGCAATCATAGTAGGAATGGTTGCCATGTGTAGCAACACTACGGCAACCCATCCTGCTGTTTCTGCTGAAATGTGAGGTGCATGTTCTTTGATGTTTGCAACCCAAAGATCAAGATTAAACAAATCTTGTGTAAATTTCTTTACAACTTCTACGTTCATGTCAGTCCTCACTTATAAAAAATATGTCTACCAACTTTGGCAATTGGTTTCTTACCCCATTTAGGGTTTACATAGTCAGCATGATAATACAATGCTTGTTTAACAGAGTCAAGTCTAAATCCCTCCAATAGGACTTTCTTTGCGACTTCCATAGACTCATAATAAACTGGGCCATTCATTGGTTTCTTTAGACTAGCACTATCACAGTACCAGCTGAATTGGCAAAGCACTTTTTCATACACTATGTTCTTTTGATAAACAACCTGGCAGATGTCACTAGGGAACTGTCCACTTTCTGCACGATTGATTGTAACTTGTGCAACTGCTACCTTACCTTCAAATGGTTCGTAGCCTGCTTCATGGTATATGTTACGAGCTAGACAGTCTAGTTGTTTCTGTCTCATACTTGCTGTAACGTTGCTCACTTCTATGCGAGCTGTCTTGAGGGTTTCCAGTTTATAATTAACTGCCTTATACCCTGCGAATGTCACCGCTAGCATAGCTAGGGCGAATACTATAAATTTTATGATGCGTATCATTTCGTTTCTCCTTTACGCTGGAACAGGCGTCGCTAGCGCCGTTAATAAAAAGTTTTGGCCGTTGGCATCTCCTTGCAAAAATGGTACCTTATTTTTTAGGTACAATATATAGTTATGCCTGTGTGTCTCTGATAAAAACATAAGTTTTTAAATTATCTACGCATTTTACTTATTTCTACCGCTTGTTCGTTGCTAAAAATGGGTACAGCGTTGCTTTTATGCATGGTTCCAATGCCTTTAATCATTGTACCAGTATAAACTTTATCTGGTGCTTTAAGGCACGGTGCCATATTTGTAGGATCCAAACTAGGAATCCTTGATCCTGTATCTCTAATAAACGGTTTGTTAACCACTGGACTTATAGTTGGAGCGGCCAGACCACGTTTACGTTTTTTATCTTCTGCTTCTATTGCCCATTTCTTTTGGAGCTCTTTCCATGATTCGTCCAATTCTCTAGCCTTTCTAGCATGTTCTGCTGAGCGAAATTTTTGTTTGCCTTTCTTTTTGCCAGTAGTTGACAACCACGGACCTTCCAAATGCATACTCATATTTTTCTCCAAAAGTAATGACTATTCCAGTATTATACTATAATACCAAAATTATGTCAAGTAGCTTTGATTTATACTCGAAATGATTCGCCGCATCCGCAGCGATCACGTTCGTTTGGATTGATAAAATCGAACCCTTCGTTCAGTCCGTTTCGAACCCAATCTATTGTTAGCCCGTTTAGGTATGGCAGGGCTTTGGCGTCAACAAGAACTACAAATTCGGGCTGGGCGTAGTTAGTTACACCCAGTTCCGCAATATACTCATCAACATATTCTATAGTGTATGCCAATCCACTACAGCCTGTGGTTTTAACTCCTACTCGAATACCTACACCTTTACCACGTTTTTCAAGTAGTTGTTTAATTTTTTTATTGGCTGTGTCGGTTACGGTAATCATTTACTGCCGCTTTGATAGCGTCTTCTGCCAATATGCTACAGTGAATCTTAACGGGCGGTAGAGCAAGTTCAGTTGCGATATCTGAGTTCTTGATAGTACCTGCCTCGTCAAGTGTCTTGCCCTTGAGCCATTCAGTGACAAGACTAGAACTGGCAATAGCACTACCGCAACCATAAGTCTTAAATTTAGCATCTTCAATTATGCCTTGATCGTTGACTTTAATCTGCAATTTCATGACATCGCCACAAGCAGGTGCGCCAACCATTCCGGTACCCACGCTAGGATCAGACTTATCAAAACTACCCACATTACGAGGGTTTTCATAATGATCGATTACTTTGTCGCTGTATGCCATACCAAATTCCCATTTTGGTATTTATTATTTGCCAGAAGCTTCCTTGCGAGCGTTTTTAACTGCTGTAACGTCGTTGCGAACTTCTTTACAAAGTTTGGCTAGTTCTTGTAAATGCTTGCGAACACGAGTTCCTGCTGCACCTACTTCTTTGTCGTAAAACTTTTCGAAATCGCCTTCCATTGCCTCTACTATTGCTGTGAATTCAGCGTGTCTATTTTGTGCCATATTAATTCTCCTTATGGTGAGCTATGTGCTCTACAAGTAATTTAGCAAAATAGAATGGTAATGTCAAAGGATTTGATTAAGGGCCAATTTTGCCTGCATCCACATCTGGACTACCAGTATTAATAGTAGCGCCTGATGCCATGATTGCTCCAACTACAGCTATCCGTTTATCTTCAACATAAACAGTAACAATACTAGATACCACTGTATCACCTTTTACTGTTTTTGATCCCTCTGTGGCCGCTACAAATGGAGCATCATTTAAGAAAACAGTTGTTTGAGGAGCAACTTTGAGCAGCTCTCTTGCATAATCTTTGGATATTCTAGCGACAGCTGGCATGATTATTGTGTATAAGGGAGAGGATAAGTTCCTGCACCAACCGCCGCACTCTTAGCATCGGCAGCAGTAGCAGGTAATATATTTTTTAGCAGACGATCTTTTATTTTTGCAAAATATTCTGCTATTGATTTATAAGTTTCTGTTCCTGTTATCCATCCTACAACAGTATTTGCTGCGTATGTTGTAGTTTGGACCACTGCTGTTTCGGCAACAACAGCTTGTCTCATAACATTGGCATCTTTAATTCCGTTTAAGATTTGTGTTGCCATTACTGGTTCTTGCACTACAACTCCTGCTTGTTTTTGAAGGCTAACATTAAAATTATTTGTTTTAATTTGATTAGTTGCTTTGGCCGCTAATACTATAGATTTAGTAGATATGTTTGGAGTTATTGAAGCCACTGCTATTGGAAGGTTATCTACTGCTGGAGGTATTTGTTTCCAATAATGATCAATTTCACGCAGGCCTTTATTGATTTCGTTTAGAGATGCTTGTATGCCTTCGAGTAAGAATATAATTTCTCCGTAGTATACTCCAATAAGGTATGCATGATCAGTACTTACTGTAACGGTTACAGGACTAAAAGGCGGAGTAGAACCGGCCGGGTATGGAGTATTTGTAGTACCCGGTTGAGGGTTAGCAATTGAAATATATTTTCCGCCGAGAGACATTTTAGCCTATGTTAGCAGTCGGGTCTGGCAACACACCAGCACCAGTGATGGCACTCTTTACATCGCCAGGTGTTGGAGGTAAAATAGTTCCAAGTAAAGTGTTCTTTGCCTTACTTAAGAAACTTTCTATACCACGATAAGTTTCTGTCGTTGCTATCCATGTTGCAAGAGCTGCGGCTTGTGTAGAAATATATGAAGTCACCGCACCTTCAGCAACAGCAATACTATTCATCTGCACGGAGTCTTTTACTGTTTCTGTAATCTGTTGAACAATTGGCGGTTCAACAGGAATTTTTTGTCCAGTTTCTTCTAAAGACGATTTAGTTGCTGCAACTTGGAAGTTGTTAGTTTTAATTTGATTACTGGCGGCGGCAGCTTGAATCACTGTCTGAGCCGCGGTTGCTGTAGCAATACTGGCAACGGCAATTTGTAGATCTTGTAATGATTTAGAACTTACGCTGGTATGATTTTTCATTTCACGTATTGCTTTATTAATCTCATTACAAGCAGCTTGGATACCTTTTAAGTTGGCGGTCATTGCCGTTGTTGATGCACCAATAGCTAATGCTACTGGATCTAGATCCACTGTTGTTGTACCTGGCCCTGTCATTGTAATTACTGTTGCCATATAAATCTCCTAACTTATAGGATATTTATGCTAGTTTAATACCGGTAGTACTTTCAATGAATTGATCAGCAAACCCTTTATCAGTTGCTTCACAGACTGTAACTGTAGTTTTAAGTAATTTGATTTCTTTATCGGGACTAACAGTGAAAAGGTATGGCATTAGTCCAGGTCCTTTTTGTCCCATACCAATAACCATTGGTTTGCTTAATTTGTAATACGTTGCTGTTTCTTCTGTAAGTTTTGCAACAAGTTCTTCGCCGCTTGTAAGTTTTAATGTAACTACTTCGCCTGCGGATACGCCTTTATCAATTAACATAGTTTTCCTTTATAGTGTTGTCCAAAATTCTTCTGGTTTTCCTGCAAGTCCTTGGAACCCGCCTGGAATTAAAATTCCGTCTTTGAAAATTTGAGGTACAGAACGAAGACCTTGATCGATTAAGAATTCTTTTTCTGATTCATTTTCCTCAATGTTTACGGAAATGTACATCTTGCCTTTGCTTTCTAACAAGGATTTAGCTTGGTCGCAAAATGGGCAGTTGTTTTTGGTATAAACTTTAATCATAGTATTTCCTTAAAATTACATTATAAACTTGGTAAAGCTTCATAGTCAATAGCATCTGACATAACACCAATAACATAATTGGTTGACTCACTTTCTTGTAAGGCTGTTTGTTTTTTGCTCGTATCACTATGTTTGTTAAACCAAGGAATTGGTGTTGACTTTGGCGATGGATTGTTATACTTAATGCCAATATCTTTTAATGCGCCAGCAGCAGTATAATCGACAAAGTCTTTTAGAATGTTGGCATTGAGACCGATAACTGGTCCTTTCTTAAACAAGTAATCAGCCCATTCTTTTTCTTCACGTATAACATCTATATACATTTGGTACACTTCAGTTTCGCATTCTGCTTTTACTTCAGCAAAACGAGTATCTTCCTTAACGACTTGATTAATAAGGAAAGCAGTCCACCCTTTGTGTAGCAATTCATCTTGTAGGATAAGGCTAATAATGTTACCGTTACCAATAAAGATTTTATTCTCTACCATTGCTAGACTTGTAGCAAACGATACCATAAAGCGGAATGCTTCTAATGCATAGCTGGCGTTAAGTGCCATCCAAATTGCTTTAATGTGTGTTTTTTCGTTTATCTTTTCACCTGCTTCTTTTCGACAGTTGATTTGATGTAGTGCTTCGTAGTAGTTACCTACGCTTGACGCCATGTCTACAATTTCTTTAGTGTCGTGAATAGTGTTGAACACTTCTTTAGGCACGTTGTAGATGTTGCGAATGATATGACTGTAACTACGACTATGAATATTAGTCTCAAAGAATGTCCAGTTATAGACTAGTGCTTCTAACTCAGGCAGGCTTACGACCGGAGTAAAGATTTGACTTGGGCCGCGACCTTGCAAACTGTCAAGAGCAGTTTGCCTAAGCAGGTTGCTAGTGAAGATATGTTTAACTGCATCTGATGCATCCTTAAAGTCTTGTGCGTCTTTTGTTAGACTAACTTCCTCAGGGACCCAAAAGAATCCCCTAGCTGTAGTTTCAAAGTCTGCAATCTTTTTATATTTTACTTCTTCAAACCGTTGAATAGTAACAGGACCTTCTGGGTCAAGAAACATTTTTCTTGCTAGGTAATCTGTCTTTGTGTTTAAGTTATATTGTGCTTGACTCATTTTGTTTCCAATTCAATTTTTCCGTCTACTACTTTAACTCCTGTAACTTGTTTACCATTAACATACACAGGAGTTTCATTCCAATCTTTTTTGATTGTTGCGGCATTTGGTTTGTAGGCAACTTGTTGCCAGGCCTTAAATATTTCCTGGTATAAATCGTAAGCGTCCATTATAATTTACATGCCTCGCAGTCTTCTTCTAATAGTTCTACTTCAACATGATGCCCATTCATTCCAGCTGTGTGATGTCCATTTACTTCTTGTGCAACTTCAACAGCCTTACTTCCTGCTTTATTAATCAAACTATAATAGAATGTTTTGATTCCCCACAGGTGTGCCTGCATTAAGTTTTTAGCAATTAGTGTAGTTGGAACTTTGCGTTCTGGAAAATGTGCTGGATTGTAGAATGTGTTTGTGCTGATACTCTGATCCACATAAGCCGCTAGTACTGCTGCTGTTTTTAAGTAATTGGCACAGTCTTTCTGTTCCCACATCATTTGATATTTGTTTTTGAGTTTATGATACTCAGGGACAACTTGTGTAAAGGAACCTGCTTTGCTTTCCTTAGTTGAAATAAGCGACATAGGCATTTCAATGCCATTAGTGCTATTAATAACAACACTGGAACTTTCCACAGGGGCAATTGCCATAAGAGTTGCATTGCGTACTCCATATTGTTTCATGTTTGTGCGAAGTGTTTCCCAGTCAAGCTCAGGTGTAAAGTCAGCAAGTTCGTTTACGCCTTTAGCTCTTAGTTCCCAAGGAAATACTCCTTTTCCATATCGAGTCTTGTTGCTGTGTAGACAAGCACCACGCTCTTTGGCTAACTCAACTGTAGCTTCGGTTAGATAATATGCTTGATGTTCCATCCAACTTTTTACATCTTGTAGTGCGTCTTTATCGCCGTACTTGAGTCCACGCTTGGCATGCCAATATGCTAGATTAGTAACGCCAATTCCTAGTGGTTGGATTTCTTTATTGCTGAGTTCTGATTGAATACTGAGGAAGTCTTGATAATCCAATATATTACACAAACTGCGTTGAAGAATACGGCAAGCCCTACGCATATCCTCAGGATTGCGGAATGCTCCCCAGTTGATACTACCAAGTGTGCATAGAGCAATGCGACCGTCAGCATCATCCAGGCGCTTAAAAGGCTTAGTTGGTAAAAGTATTTCACAGCATAGGTTACTCTGGTAAATTGTATGATACTCAGGATCAAACGGTCCTTGGTTCATAACGTTGTCGACGAACACAAGATAAATGCGTCCGGTGTCAGTACGCTCTTTAAGAATACCACCCTTGAATACTTCCTCCGCGGCCATAGTCTTTTTGCGTAGACCTTTCTGACGTTCGTATTTAACATAAAGCTCTTCAAACTTTTCTGTGTTACTGTAGAAAGCTTCGTACAAGTCAGGTACTTCATTAGGATCAAAGAAAGTAATATCTTCTTTGTTTTTAAAACGACGCCAGAAGAAAGCTGATAAGACCACTCCATAGTCCATGTGTCTAACGCGAGTTTCTTCAGTTCCTTGATTATTCTTAAGGACAATAAGGTCGTCAAACTGATGATGCCAAATAGGATAAAAAACTGTAGCAGATGCGTTTCTAATACCACCTTGTGAACAACTCCTCAAGTCACCAAACCATTTCTTTAAAAATGGTATCATACCAGTATGCATGATTTCGCCACCGCGAATTGGGGAGCCCAATGGGCGTAGTCGACCGATTTCCAATCCAATCCCCGCACGTTTACTGGCATACTTTGCCATCATCTCCCCACTAGCAAATATGCTATCCAAATCATCGTCACTGCGGATAAGAACACAACTAGAAAACTGTTTAGTAGGAGTCCCAAGCCCTGCCAAGACAGGAGTAGCAAGAGTAAACAAACCATCTGAAGCCGCGTTGTAGTACTCTTTGATGTAACGCATACGGGCTGTGTTAGGTTCTTCTTTATGGAAGACAGTCGCGGCTGCAACCATATAACGAATTTGGGGAGTTTCATAGATTTCCTTTGTAGCTCGGTTACGCACGAGATACTTTTCTATTAACTGTTCGATAGCTGCGTAACTGTATTGCTCGTCCTTTTCATGGTCAAGCATATCGTTCATTTTGTTCCAGTCTTCTTCAGTATACCAATCTAGAAGTTCTGGTGTATACAAACCAACTTCAATATTCTTTTTGACTATTTCATAAATGTGTGGAACTTGATAGTCACCGTATACGTCTTTACGCAACATCGATAAACGTTGTTTACCTGCTACAAATTGATAATTGGTATGTCCAATATCAGGATTGTGTTCTACATCAATCAAATCTACAATAGCACGTAGAGTTATATCGTCGATTTCTTGTGTAGTGATGCCATCATAAAAATGAGGCTGACTTTTGATTTCTATCATCGACTGACTTACATCAGCGATTCCACTACAAACTTTTGCTACTTGTGCTTGCCATTTTTCTACTGCTAATGGTTCGCGTTTTCCGGATCTTTTAATTACTGTAATATTGTTCATCTCTGTCTTCGCTCGGTTAATTGAATGGGTCGATTATTGTTTTAGGAAGTATTTAGTGACTCTGATCAAAAGTCAAAAACATTACGGTAACCAACGCTGTAGCGTTGATTTAATAGGAATTTGAAATTATTTTTTAGAGTCACAGACCTTATCATACCAGCGCATTAAATTATATACGCATTTATTTTAAAGATCAAGCATCTTTGGCTTTAATTGTAACCAAATTAATGACTAGCTGTAAACGAGTATGATAGTTCGCTTAGTGTTTCACCAACTAGTGCCTGTTTGTATCTCAAAGCAATACTGGACGGAACATCACTCAAACCAGACAGAGCTTCACCATATTGATTTAATATTATCACCGAGAACTCC